CATCCTTGAGTTCACCGCTGGATATCGTGCTAACGTAACTGCTGATGCTGAGACTGGTACTGTTGGTGCAGTCAATGTTGGTTCGCTGAGCAAGAAGTTCGACGTTATCGTTGATCCTTACTTCCTCCGCAACGTGGTTCTTGTTGGCCGTCGCGGCTCCTCTTTCCTTGAAAGCGGATATGTGTACGCTCCATATGTACCACTGCAAACCACACCTACTATCTTCGGACCAGAAGACTTCGTGCCTCGTAAGGGCGTGATGACTCGTTATGCGAAGAAGATGGTGCGTCCTGATATGTACGGTCTTGTTATCGTCCGCGGACTCTTGGGTGAAGCTGGCAAGTCCTGATATATAAGCTTTTAGCATATATCTGGTAAAAAACCAAGCTAAACACAACACAGAAAGCCCTCGCCTTGAAAAAGGCGGGGGTCTTCTTGTATAGGAAAACTATTTATGGCGAGGCAGGCTTAGCCTGTCTCTCCTATTGTGTTTTTAACATGATTATAAATGGAGGGTTTTAAACTATGGGAAGTAAAAGAATAGGTCTCGCTAGAACCGAGGCTCTTTTAGAAAATTTAAAGAGAGATCTCAACATGAACGGATCTCACATCAAGGCAGCTACCGGGTGGACTAGCACTCTGGTTACACTTAATGCTGCAACAGCAACGTTGACACAAGCTCAAGATGGAGCTACAGTTGAGCTTCACCGCGCAGCTGGTATTGTTGTCACATTACCGTCAGCGGTTATTGGTACAAAGTACAACTTTATCGTTCGTACTGAATGTACCAGTAACGACTTGCAGTTTAACTGCGCGTCTGGTGATTCGTTTAGTACTACAAGTTATATTTGCCAAAAAGATCGTAGCTCTGCTGGCGTTGAAAACGTGCTCAAGCGCGCCACTTCGGGTAACACCCGTCTTAACGCGCCGGGTCACGGCACTAACAAAACAGCTATGGTTGGAACATGGTTCAAACTTGTGTGTGTAGCTGCAAATACTTGGCATGTCGAAGGTCACGCCTATGTTGATGCAACTGGTGCTTGGGCTTTCTCTACTCCGTAATGGATAACTAAAAATAATATTTATATTTTCCCCCTTTCCTATTTGGTTTGGGGGTTTTTACTATTTAAAGTATGACTAAAGAAGACGACGAACTCTCCGCTCGATTATCGGAAATAGATCAAAGACTATCGGATATTGAAAATACAATAATAATGCTAGCTGAGACTTTGCAGCAGGCTTCAATAACAATAGACGAATTGACAGAAAAAGTAGTTATTCACCACAAATTGCTATTATGAATTGAGTTTCAAAAATGACGATCTGCCAAAAAATTTCGGCGCCTATTTTTCCAGATTTTCGCTTTTGCTATTTTGCAACTATTTAGTGTTACATGTTTTATAGAGAGGATATATCATGCACCCACGTAGAAGATTGGCTTTAAAGCTCAAAGCAAGAGCCCGGGCCCAACAAGAAGCAAATACCATTCAAAGTACAACAAATGTTGTTAAAGAGCCTGTTATTAAGGCTGAAGAGGTCATCACCGAGACTTTAAAAACAGAAGCAGTTGAAACGAAGGTCAAAACGACACCAAAAACAACAAAAGTGGCTAAAAACACCAAAACTAGCACAACTTCGACTTTAAAAGCAAAAACGCCTAAAACTACAACCGCTAAAAAGGCAACAAAGCCCCAAAAGACGGTAAAAACCAAGGCAACCAAGAAGACTTCGTAAATATATTGCATAAGTCTTTATCTTTGGATACGATCAACTATTTACCTAATAGGAGGGTCCGTGCGTGCCTACAAATTTAAGTCCGAAATCGCAAACAAGTGCAATTATATTAACATCAACCGGCTCAGCAGAGTTGGTATCAGATGCTGTGCCTTTTGGGATGTACACTGGCTCCGCAGCGTTCCGCAGTGGTGCCTCCGATCAGGTCGCCTATGTCTATAAGAAGCTTGGCGGCGATGTTGTTGACATTGAGCTTACCCCAGCTAACGTTTATGCGGCCTATGAAGAAGCAGTCTTAGAGTATTCGTACATATTCAACCTTCACCAAGGCAAGAACGTCATATCGGACGCACTTGGGAATGTTACTGGTACATTCAACCATTTAGGGCAGAGCACTTCGGGTCCTGCGAGTGCTAGTCTTAGATTTCCCCGTGTCGAAGCCAATTACACTAACAGGATTGGCGACGGTATGTCAACGATGGCTGGTGTTGGTGGCACGACCACGATATATTCCGCTTCTTTCACTACAACACAAAACCAGCAAGACTATGATTTGCAAACAATTATCTCTAGTTCATCCGCATCGGGCGTTAACGACAATGGAGATGCAATACCGTATGCAGGAAAGGTTACAGATAAGAGGATTATCGTTGACAAGGTATATTATCGCTCACCGATCGCAATGTGGCGCTTTTACGGCTATTATGGTGGAATCGGCGTAGTCGGTAACTATAACACATATGGCCAGTACGCCGACGATACAACTTTTGAAATCGTACCAACTTGGCAAAATAAATTGCAAGCCATTATGTACGAAGATTCGTTATATACGAGAGTTTCGCATTATTCATATGAAATCATCAATAACAAGCTGAGATTGTACCCAACTCCAAGAGGTAGCGATAACTTTGCTGGCTATCTTGATCGAGTTTGGTTTAAATTTAGAATTAAGTCGAGCGTTTTTGAAGAAGAGGGCGACATCGACACTGGTATCGAAGGGATCAACAACCTCAATACATTACCATTTGAGAATATTCCTTATGAAAATATTAATGCAATAGGTAAGCAGTGGATCAGAAAGTACGCATTAGCGCTTTGTAAAGAAATGTTGGGACAAATACGCGGCAAGTTTACTACTATTCCGATCCCGGGTGAGTCTGTTACGCTAAATCACTCAGAATTGCTTAGCCAAGCTAAAGAAGAGCAGCAGCAACTTAAAGATAAGTTAGCAGAGGTGCTGAAAGAGGTGGAATACCCAGAATTGGCCAAGAAAGACCAAGAAAAGGCTACCGCAGCGGAGGAAACTTTAAGAAGATCACCATTGCCAATATTTGTGGGATAGGAGAGAGTAAATGTCAGACGATAACAATTGGTCAAAACCTAGCGCTCCACCTCCCCCGTTGTTTTTGGGCAAGAAAGAGCGTGATCTTGTTAAACAGGTTAACGACGAGCTTGTCGAAAAGGTAATTGGACAGCAGATATTGTATTATTCGATTGATCTGGCTACAACCCAATTCCATGACATGTACGGCGAAGCTTTGAAAAAGACCTTTTTGCCCCCAATTCGCGTTTACGCTCTTGTTAAATTTGATGATGAATCTACGCACTACATGGAAAATGCTGGAATCGACAAGATTTCCCAAATCACAGTCCAGTTTCATAAGCGTAGACTTGAAGAAGATCAGGATGTATATGTGAGAGAGGGTGATTTTGTTTTATATGGCGATACTTACTATGAGATCACAAAACTTTCGCAGCCGCGTAAGCTTTTTGGTCAAGTAGACGAAACATTCGAAATTGCTGCAATATGCAAACGAGCAAGAAAGGGACTTTTTGATGCTACCTGATAATTTTGATTTTGCACAATTGCCTGACGCGGCTGACAGCCTTACTTTAAAAGAAGTTGGTATGTTAGCGTCTGATATAGAGAATATCGATTATTCTGTGATGTCTTGGATGAAAGAAGATTTAGCTTTGCGCGCCATGACCAATCAGGGGTTTACATCGGTGCCTGTTTTGTGGCAAACTCCCGAAAGATCGTTTCAAATTAAAAATAAAAAAGAATTGAGAGATGATAATGGCACCCTTACTTTGCCAATCATAAGCGTAGAGCGTACTAACATCGTAAAAGATCCAGCCAGAAAGGGAGGTTTCCAAGCCCACCTATATTCTTCAACCGGCGAGCCAAAAAATAAAAAAGGCGCCCTTAATGGCACAACGGGCAGAATGGTTATTGGTCGTCGTATAAAACAAGATAAGACTCGCAACTTTGCCGTTGCTCAAGCGAATCGCAACAGAAGCAATTTGCCGGCTAACCAAGAAAACACCCGCAGAATAAATAAAAAAATTATTGTACAAACTTTATCTATTCCTATCCCTGTTTACATTAACGTAGATTACAAGATTGTGATTAAAACAGAGTATCAACAGCAAATGAATGATCTTATGGCACCCTTTATTACTAAAACGGGTCAAATAAACGCCTTTGTTATGAAAAGAAACGGTCACCTATACGAAGCTTTTATAGATCAGAGCTTTACACACAACAATAACGTTTCTAATTTAAATGAAGACGCGCGATTATTTACATCTGAAATTAGTTTAAGGGTTTTGGGGTATCTTATGGGCGAAGGCAAGAATGATGACCGCCCGATTGTCAGAATTGATGAAAACATTGTAGAGGTTAGCTACCCCACCGAAAGAGTGCCAAGACCCGGTGATCCTGATTTTTTTGGCTCTTAAAACACTTCCTGAAGTGTGTTTGGAATTAAAAATACTATTTATTTTTGATTGCGCAAGCATTTAGAGCATTATACTATAGAGAGGGACACATAATGTCAGTAAAGAATTTTAAATTTGTATCTCCGGGAGTCTTTATCAACGAGATTGATAACTCCTTTTTCCCAGAAGATGCAGAAAACATTGGGCCAGTGGTTATTGGTCGTTCAGAAAGAGGATTGGCAATGCAGCCAATCAAAGTTGGGTCTTATTCGGATTATGTAACAACATTCGGTAATACAGTGCCCGGAATGGGAGGCGGCGACGTCGCCCGCGATGGAAACTTTCAATCTCCGATGTACGGCACATATGCTGCAAAGGCTTTCCTTCGTGCGAATGTGGCTCCCCTCACATATATTCGTCTTTTAGGGCAACAAAGTTCAAACGCCTCTGGTGACGCGGGACAAGCCGGCTGGAAAACCGATGGAACCCCCACTAGCGCCGTTGCTACTAACGGTGGAGCATTTGGATTGTTTGTGTTTGAATCAGGCTCTTCGCTTTCAGCCACCATGGGACAAGGTCATCTTGGCGCCATATGGTATGTAATGAACGGCGGTGCTGATGGCACCTCAAAGGGCGAAATCTACCTTAGCGGCACAATTTATCCCGGTAAGGACGCAGCCCGCGCTGATCTGGTACAAGGTTGCGGTGTGCCAATTGCTTCCGATGCTAACGGATTATTTGCTGTCACCATTTCAGGATCTAAACAAATGGAGACAGTCAAGTTTAACTTTGATGATGGAAGCGAAAACTTTATCCGCAAAAGATTTAACACCAACCCACAGTTGGCAAACAAGAGCGCTTCTTTATATTACCCGTCATCTCTGAAGAAAGATTATTGGCTTGGCGAGTCGTATGAGCAGTTCCTTCGTGTTGCTGGAAAGCATACCGGTCAATTGGTCGGAGTTTTGATGCCTCTTGGTGTCGGCGGCATCGGTGCTGCAGACACGTCGTACAACCCAGCAAAAATGAAGGGACAAGCTTCCCGCGAAGCAGTTGCAGGCTGGTTTATCGGACAAGACACCGGTAACAGTGGACAATACGAGCCGCAGAATGCCCAAAAACTATTCCGTTTGGTCGGCCGCGGGCATGGCGAGTGGTTAAGTAACAATGCGAAAGTGTCAATTGAAAGAATTAGAGCATCAACCTCCAAGAACAGTGAGTACGGCTCTTTCTCGGTTGTTATCCGAGAACTTCACGATACTGATCAGAAAGTTGTCATTCTTGAACGTTTTGATAACTGCAACTTGAATCCCAAGTCTCCTAACTTTGTTGGACGTAAAATCGGTACTCAATATAACAAGTGGGATGCTACAAACAAGAGACTTCGTTCATATGGCGATTATCCGAATTTGTCAAAATATGTATACGTTGACTTAAATGCTGATGTAGCCGCCGGCGCAATGCCATCTAACACCCTACTGCCATTTGGCTATTACGGTCCTCCTACCCCAATCACACAGCCTTTCTCTGGTTCAGATTTCGGCGGTACGGCCGCAATGGGTGTCAGTGCATTCATGCTTGGTGGAGTTCAGTTGTTGGCTGATAAGATCAACACTACATCTTTGGCTAAACAAACAGGTGGACCTCTCGTTTCCGGCGCCTTGGGAGCACCAGCCGCCGGCGATTTGACAACAAACTGCATGACTGGCTCATTCGTCTTTCCAAGCGCTTCTTTGAGAGTTTCAGCTTCAGATGGCGGACTTAAAGATCCAACTAACGCTTATTTTGGATTTTCCTCCGCAAGAACCTCTACCTCAACCCGCGCCTCGCAAGGACTTCAGGATTATGCAAAACTGTGGTACTCGGGCATTGCAGACGACCCTACGAACGGCGCATATGCAACTAACGGTGTCGCCGCTTGGTCACATATCTTCTCAATGGATGATATTACATCATATTACGGTTATCAGTCTGGTTCACGTAAACTTGGCGATTCTAAGTCTTCTTCATCGTATACAGACTTGCTGAATGCTGGTTACGATAGGTTCACAGCGAACTTCTGGGGTGGATTTGACGGATTTGACATTACAGTTCCAGATCCATTAGCTAACTCGTTGATGACCGATGGTACTTCTACGGAAGATAACAGTTATGTATATCATACGTACCGCCGTGCCATTGACACCATCACCGATCCAGAATATGCAGATATGAACATTCTTACGGTTCCCGGATTGACACTGCCAGCTCTTACTGGTCACGCCATTGACGTTTGCGAAGAACGTGGCGATGCACTGGCTCTTATTGACTTGCCAGATGTCTATATCCCATCGCACGAATCATATAAGAGTGATGTTACAGAAACACGCGGTACAACGCCACTCGGCGCCGCGCGCTCCTTAAGCGATAGAAGAATTGACTCTTCATACGGTGCAACTTTCTATCCATGGGTACAAACGCGTGATGAAGAAACGGGCCAATTGCTTTGGATTCCGCCTTCTGTCGCGATGATGGGTGTTCTTGCTAGTTCAGAAGCTAAGAGCGACGTATGGTTCGCACCTGCCGGATTCAATCGCGGTGGACTTACTGATGGCGCTGCAGGAATTCCAATCACCGGTATTACTGAAAGATTGACTTCCAAGGATCGCGATACGCTGTATGATTACAATATTAACCCAATTGCTTCTTTCCCAAGCACGGGTATTGTATTATTCGGACAAAAGACTCTTCAAGAACGTCGTTCTGCGCTTGATCGAATCAATGTACGCAGATTGGTAATTTACATGAAGAAACAAATTTCCATCTTGTCGACACAAGTGCTCTTTGAGCAAAATGTGCAAACCACATGGAACAGATTTACAGGATTAATTGAACCCTTCTTAGCGAACGTTCAAACAAGATTCGGTATTACCGAGTACAAGTTAGTCCTTGACGAAACTACCACGACACCAGATTTGATTGATCAGAATGTCTTATATGCAAAAATTATGATTAAGCCTGCGCGCGCAATTGAATTCATTGCAATCGACTTTGTTATCGCCAGAACCGGTGCGTCATTTAATGATTAAAATAAGGGGAAATTTATTTCCCCCTACTATATATTTTTAGAACAGGAGAACCCAAACAATGCCATTTTGGTCAACAAATTTTCAAGGCGAACCTACACTTAAAGATCCAAAAAGAAATTTTAGATTTAAGGTGGAGTTCGACGGTATCGATGCCGAGCAAGGTGGTTCCGTTGCTTGGTACGCAAAGAGTGTCACTAAGCCCAGCTTTACAGTAGAAAATGTCGAGCATGCTTATTTGAACCACAAATTCTACTATCCCGGAGCAGTCACATGGAATACGGTCACTATTGAGATGGTTTCT